CAAGTTCAAATTCAATTTTGTAAATACCTGTTAAGTTCCAAATGCGCTTTGACAAATCCATACCGTTAGTTTTGTGCTTCATAAATGCGTCTAATGCGTCCTTATTATTATCAAAGTACTTTTTATATTTATCTCTGTCTGCATCTGCGCCAAATCGTTCTAATATTGTTCTTGTCATTACGTCATTTGCGTCATTTGAATTTTTCCATTCTGTAGCAATGCCAATATCTATAACGTCTTTCAGGTCGCTTGCAAGGTTTTTTTGTAACTCTTTAATCAGTTCTGTCGTTTGCGGATAGTCGGAGAATTTAAATGGTTTTTCGTTAAGAGGGCTGTAAGAAGTCATTGCAGCAATTTTGGCGGCTTCAAGATTGTACATATCAAATATGCGGCTTATCAATGCAGCGTAACGCTCTGTACGTCTATTCAGAGCGTTGTATTCCTTACCTGGATTTGGCGTATTTGATTTTGCCATAATTGATAAATTTAGTCATACTTAAGCGCACCTATGCCAACCAAAACCGTTGATATATGTAACTATTGCAGAACATCCTCTTGGAATAGATAATGTATTTATTATCCAACCTCCATCCTGAGAATATGTATCATTTGAATTTAGTCCTGATACTACTATTGTTGCAGTTGAAGTGTTTATCAGTGTGATTTGTTTATTTTCAAAGTATTGAATCGAAGTTACATCTGTAGAAGGTAGCGGCAAAGTTATGTTACTGTTTAGTCTAATAATGCAATTATGTCTAATAGCCGTTCTATTATTACCAATATTTCCTCCAAATTCTCCTACTGTATATCCTGTAAATCTTATTGTTCCCCTAAATTCAAATCTTGCTCCATATTCATTTTGATTTTCTGCATCATTATATATTAACATCCGAGCATTATTATTTAAAAAGCCAGCACTTCCATAACGATTATTTACTTCAACCATTAAATAGTTAGTAGATGTAGTGTGCGAAAATTCAAAAATGCAAAGAGGAATGTTTTCTGGACTTCTCCAGCGTAATGATTGTTTATTAACAAACCACGTAATATTACCAGCTTTATCTATCACCATTGAATCATCTAATGTCGCCAAATTATCATTATCAACTTTAAACCCACCAATTTTTGCGCCATCTACAACGTGTAAATTGTTCGTGATTATTGCCTGCGACGATATGAAAATTGCCGCAAGTACATTTGAAACAAGAGCCTCTGTTACTATCATATCTGCCTCTATCAGATTAGTATTGATAAAACCGCCATCAATAATTGTTTGCCCTTCTTTTGCAGCCAAAACAAGTTCATTATAGTTAGAATAACCGAGATTAACCGCAACTGCTTCTTTTAATTGCCCGAATGTTAAACCGTTCAATGTGCGTAAATTGTTTATACGGTTAAATATCATACTCGGAAATCGCTTTACATCATTAACTATTTGCCTGAACCCATTGTTTGCAAGGAAATCAGAAATAGTTATTTCATATCTGTATGGAATTTCATTGTTATTTTCCATATAGCGTTTTAACGATGTTATTCTTATTTCACGATTTACGTTAAGTTTATTATCCAAAACGCCAACTAATTGCCCACATTTAAGATTTATATCTTTTTCGGCAAAATATATCTCATCGCATACGCCATCAAGTTGAACCCTGTCAATACATCTTTCATCCAAATATTTTTGCGCTTCGTCTTTCAGTTCAACCTCAGCATTTTCAATGTATTGCTGTGGTAGTTTAATGCCCGTGATAATGAAAATGTCATTTACAGCAAAATTAATATCGCCTGGAACGGATAACGCATTTTCTTCAGATATTTGATTGAGGGATACTATTTTCATAATATTATCCCATCTGAAAGTAAAATCATAACCTGCAAGAGCGCCAGTTTGAAATGTAATGATAGCATCAACGCCATCAATAAGACAATCAAGCAAATTAAGCGCAGTTAAGTCGTCAGATTTAAATTCCAATCTGTTTCTTTCGGGCGGTGGTGGTATTATTTCTGTAACGCCAAATGATTTTTTAGGGAATACATCAGGAAATTGTATAATTGCTTCCGTTATACCGTATATGTTTGTGTTTTTTTCAAGATACAATATTTTTTCGTTTGCATTATCCCTCATCATAATGTAGTCGCTGCCGTATTCATTTGCATTAATATTTGAATCGCCGCCGTAAGCATACAATCGTGTAATCGGTGGCGTATTGTCCACTGATTTAACAGATAGTTGCCTGAAACCTGCGCCTTGTTGCAATATTAAACCACCGCTCGGCAACTCCCTTTTGCCGTAATGCAGTGTTTTCCCATCAACCCAATATTCAAATCCATAAGCCGTAATCAGGTCATTTATCACGTCTGAACACATTTTGTCTTTAAAATCAAATATAACAGGCTCGGTTACAATACACGTGCCTTTTGTCCAATCGCTGCTTATTCTGTTCATTGATTTTACAATCAAATCCAAAACAGCGTCAGCCGTACCTGTAAATGTGTTGAAATGCTTATTGAAAGTAACCGGTTTGTTTGGGTCAGAATTATCGTACATAAAAAACGCTATATCCTGCATACGATAAATTTCGTGATATAGAGTTATTTGATATGAATATCCGAGCGATGTTTCCGCTTTTACAATGCTTTCCTTATAACGAATAAAGTAACGATTACCTGCATAATCTATGTAATCGTTAATATTGAAATCAAAAGGCTGTCTTACATCAAATTCAAGATAAGCATAAAAGTCGCCGTTAATCTCCTCAAGTGTATAAGACGTATTTTTCAGGAATACATCTGCTATTACTATGTTATTTCGTTTTATTTCCATATCAAATTGTCGGTTCAGTTATATCAACGTATGAATCTGCGTTCTTTTCATCAATAATTTGCTGATATTCGGCTTCTGCGTCATTTACCCATCCTAACTGCTGTACGGTTGTTTTTTGTGAGGCAACTGCCTTACCGCCGTTTGCAGATATTAACAAATCAACCTTTGCCTTGTCATCATCAATCATAAATGGTATTATTTCAGGTTCTATTGTAAGACTTTCACAAGCGGATTGAAGGCTTGTATTGAATTGTCCTATATATGCCTGAATTATACTTATCCGCCGCTGCAAATAATCTTCAAAGATTTCCATTTTTTCCTGTACTTTCAGGTGCGAATCCATAAACAGCAATTTTAACGCTATGCCTGAAATTGCTCCTATGCCTTTCATATTTTCAAATGAAATATCCGGCGTTTGCGTTATTGTATAAATCATTCTTAATAGAGTATCAATCTCTAATTTCACGCTTTCCGGTGCGTGCTCCCACGATAAATACCTTGCGTCTGCTCCTTCGCCATCTAACTGTAATATTGCGCCACTTTCACCTTTCTTTGAGAATCCCTGAACCTCGCCTTTTACAACAATCTTAGGGCTTGCGTGATAATCGTTTGTGTCTGCAAAATTAGATAACAGCGTTTCTAATCTATCAATCAAAATTTGCACATCTGACCACTCAACCAAGTCCTGACGACCGTAAATAACAGGTATTTTGCCGATAACATTTATTTTTGGATAACCTTCTGCTAACAGCCAAGTACTACCATCACGTTTCCATAGATAATGCTCGGTATCTGTATATGTTTCAAAGACAACCTGTTTTTGCCCTTTTTTGTCATCAATCGTAAATTCACGTGAAAAGGCAACCATATCCCCTAACTCATCAAAATATGGGAACAATTTATCTCCGTTCATCGTGCTGAATATAGCGACACGTAGTTTCCACTTTGACTTGAAACCGTACTTTTCAGTTTGTTTTTCTACCGGATACCAACACTCAGCCGCTTCTGTGGTACTAAATATTTCACGTGCTATTCTTCTGTTAATTGTGCGGCTTTTAGTATCAAATAAAATGCCTTTTACTGCCCGTAACACTGTTTTTTCGCTTTCATTCTCAGGCTCGGCATTTATCGTAACGGGATTTCCGAAGGTGAACGATACAGCACGTTTGACAATAAGTTTTTGAATTGCAAGGGCAATCCTTGCAACCGGAACTGTTTTGGTGAACTCTTTCTCACCCCCTAAAACACTAATATCTAACGACTGAAAATCTTTTGCCATTTCAGGTCTATCAACCTTTACTAACTTATCCGGTCGTTTTATCTTATCAAATATATCGTGCTTTTCGGGGTTTATTTGCGACAAATAAAGGTTAATATCCGGAGCGATTGCGTTACGCCCCTTTTTTAACTCCTCAATTATGAGACTGATGTCGCTCTCTTTTTTTAATAATTCTTGAATATCCATAGTTTTTTATTTTAAAAGTATCCTGTTAAATCTTTTTTACCGCTTTTTTTACCAAGTATTTCTGTTAGTACTACATAGCGCATAGCGTCTATGCAATGGTTATACATATCAATCGGCTTATTGATGTATTTGCCATCTTTATCCTGCTGCCACGTATAGTTTTTCAATTCTTTTATTACGTTGTAACTGTATTTTGTAACGCATATCTTATATTCGAGCATTTTTGTAATACCTGCCTCAATGCTTCCCTGAAATTTTTCAACGGGAATAATATTTATTCCTGCGTTGTGTATTTCTCTAATCAGACGAGGGTCTGCACTTTCGGAAATGATACGTCTGTCAGGACATTTCTGATTAATTAAATGTATTATATCTTTTCCCATCATTTCAGTGCGGTAACATAATTCATTTACGTAAATAGTATCTGTTGTTATTATTAACTCTACGATTGCAGTCGGGTCATTACTGAAACCGAAGTCCATCCCTATATATTTGTTTTTTGCAAATGGCATTGCTTCGATTATCTCTATGTTAGTGAATATAAGTCCTTCAATTAATGCTTGTTGCCCTAAACCATAAATTGTCCATAGACTTTCGTTTTTGTGCTTCAAACTTTCTAACTCGTCAATTACTGCCTGCTCTAAAAAGGGGTTGTCCTTGTATGTAGAAATGAAATGATTTGTGCGTTCATCCTTATTTAAGTCGCATAACCAGTGCTCGTCTGAAAATGACGGGTTGTAATCAAGTATCGTGAGTTTAGCGGTTCGCATTTTTAATTGTTGAAACTCTATGAATCCTAACTCGTTCGCTTCGTTTATGAAAAGTATATCTCTTTTACGGCCACGTAACTTTTGCTCGCTGTCTGTACTAAAAAATTCTACCCAAGAGCCATTATCAAAATGATATGTCAGTTCTGTTTTGTTTAATTTTTTTTCATCGAACAGGCACATAGACATTAATATTTCTTTGAAGTCTATAAATGCTGAGCCTTTTAAAGATGGTAGTGTCGCTCTGACAATAGAAAGTCTTGTGTTTGAATATGTCAAACAATATACAATAAGCCAAATTAAAGCGTTGTATGTTTTACTGCTTCGACTTGAACCTTGCAGTGAAACGGTTGTATAACCTTCTTTAATTGCATTGTCAATCTTACTGTATATTATTGTTGTTTGAATTTTCGGCATTTCCAATTACTTTATCTCTGTTATCTATTATTTCAATTGTTAAAGGCTCAGGATTAAACGGGCGACCATCTGCGCCTGTAAGTTCAATTTTTTGTACTGTTTTCCCAAATTGCCGTTCACGTAATTTATCAATTGTTTTTGTATTTCCGTTTTTCATATCGAATAGGATACCTATTGCCAAGCCTTTTGCGTATGCGCTTGCATTTTCCCAACCTGCAATATTTTTTAAACTATTAGTACTCATTGTTAATATAGCGTTCTCCCAGTCATTTATTTCACACTCATTTAACTTATAGAACTTTTTTGCTTTGTTTTTGCCCAAAATGATTTTTAATTCATCAGGGACACGACTTTTTGGGCGACCATTGGAGTTGCCTGATTGCCCTTTTTGAAAAGGTGGCTTTAAGCCTGATTTATTTGTGTTTGGATTTCTTGGCATATAACGCTGATTTTTTGTATATTTAACGCTGTTCTTAATCTCTTAATATCCCATTTACTTTTATCTGTAAATCAGTATTAAAACTTTTCATTCTTTGAATAATCATTTCACAATAAACAGGCTCTTTTTCTATACCATAACAAGTCCTGTTAAGTTGTTCGGCAGCAAGCATTGTAGTACCGCTTCCCATAAAACAATCAAAAATTAAATGATTTTCTTTTGTAAAATCAG